ACTAGCATTTTCAAAGTGCAAACCTGTTGGGATATCTTCGCCATTACGTTGCTGTGTAACAACATCAATGCTTGCACCTTCTTTGTATTCTGGGCACTTCAAATGCAAGTCTAATTTGTTCAAATTAGGCATACCAAACACGCCTGTAAATACTGGCACTGCATTTTTAGTTTTTCCTTGTAGGATAACTGAACGGTCTTCAGCCATGCCTTCAATAACTGTTTCACTGTCATCACTGCTAATCTTAACGATTGGCAAAAATCCTAGTGAGTGTGTATGTGCTACTAGGTCCTGTAAAATATCTTTCATATGATTCTCCTTATGTGTATTATATTTAGGTTTTCGTTTAAAGTCAAGAGTTTTTTCTTACTTTGTTGTTATATTGGATAGCGGATTCTACCAAACTTGGAACTGCATCGACATGCTTGGCCCAATGTACTAGTGCTTCTGTATCTTTGGGGAAACATGCACCGCCAAAGCCTCGACAGTTGTCGTGCCCTGGAACTAGAGTATGTCCTGATCCAATTCTTGTATCCTGACTTACAATATGTCTAACTGTGTCATAGTCAATACCTGTTTTTTGACACAAGTCGAAAATTTGATTAAAGAAACTAACTTTAAGTGCAAGGAATGAATTAGCAGTATACTTGACCATACAGGCTTCCTGTGCTGTACAGTTAAACACTATTTTACAATTAGGTAATACTTGCAAAAATAATTCATGCCAAAAACTTTCCGGATCTTCCCCGCCGATTACAACATATTTTTGATTTAAAAAATCTTGATCTGCTGTTTTAGCTCTTAAAAATTCTGGACTATAACATATACTATGATCTGGATATAGCTGTTTAAATGTATCGACTACTGATGGAGTAACAGTACTTTTAACAAGTACAGGCATGTATATTGGAACTTGATCCATTACGTTTGCTAAATTCTCGGCGATAATACCGTTCTCCCCAGTAGGAGTGTTGACACAAATGACAATAGCATCAGCATCTAAATGATATTTTATTTCATTTGTAGTATACTGTGGATCGACAATGACAGCATGATGATGCTCTTTAAGAACATTAGCAACTGCCTTGCCAACAAATCCGTAACCTGCAATTATTATTTTCATATTAGAACTCAAATAAATTATTAAAAGTATTCTTTTCTTCTGTACTACGAACGTCCCAGTTTAGTACGCCAATCAAGTTATCCAACTTGTTATCGATAATAGTCTGTTCCATTTCTGCGTGATCAAATGGCAAGTCTTTAAACCATTGTGGCAAACGCAATTCGTCTACTGGGTATGCAACGCTAGTAAATCCAAGCGGATTAGTTTTCAATTTGCAAACAATAACTTTAGCACCGTCTGTAATGTTCATGCTATACTTGTCATCGAACATACGTTTTAAGGTATTCCAATTAATACTTGCACGGACATGTCCCGGCATATTGGCCTTACCAGCTTTGGCCTCTTTGGCTTGATATTCTGTAACCTTGTTTGCACGTTTAGGAGAACCTTTCTCCCATCCAGGTCTAGTTTTAAATCTTAGACGGAATTCACTGATTGCATCTAAAACTTCTTGTTCAGGCTTACCCATCAGTACCATTTCAAGTACATCACTTAAAAAGTTTTGAATAAATTCTGGAGTATCACTACGCTTTAGATCCAAGCCCATGGCCTTGATCTTACCTGGCTTACCATCTACGTCTGCACGTTTGCCTTCTTTGTCGTAATACAACACGGCGTAACGCTTCTTAGTAATAAACAAACTTTTACTTCCAACAATTTCTCGACCTGCTTTGATAACTTCCCCACGTGTCTTTGGACAATGGAATGTATCCAACATGAACTGCGGGAAAGTAGTATTAACTTCTTCGCCGATGTTATCATACAGTGCAATTACATTTTCTTTAGACCATTCGATATTGCCATTGTCAATGTCTTTTTGTAGTGTCTTAAATGCTGAAAAATAACAGGAGTCTGTATCACCATAGATAATTGCCTTACCACGATAATCATACTCTCCGGTTACAATCTCATTGACCTTACCTGCCATATGTTTAACAATTTGTCGACCTGTTAGTGTAGTCGACTGCCCAATACGCTTATCAAAAAACCTACAACCGCTGTTAAGAATGGCACCATACAAACTATTAAGGTTAATCTTTTTGACGAGCTGTCGCTTGTCCCAGTATTCTTCTTCAATTTTATTACCTGTTTTAATACACTCTTTGAGTTTGGCCTGCATCTCTTTACGTTCAGCATACCAACGCTTTAACAGTCCAGGAATAATACCTTCTTTTTCATAAGTGAAAATTGTGCCGTTAGCACTTAACATCCACGGCTGATGACTGTCAAATATCAGCTTATACACTTCAGCCGCACTTAGCACATCGCTATCACCATTTTCCCAGTCGATAGTAATTTCAGTTCCAATCTCTTGATTCATCACGGTTGTGTACTCTATACTGCCAAACATACCTTCCCAAGCGGCTGCAAAACTAGAACCCTTGGCCATCTTATTTTCGATATATTCATCAGTCATTGTTTGTCGTAACTGTCCAATGATAGTCTCGGGGCCCATGTTAAGTGCTCTAATGGCACTTGGATATAGACTGTTAATGTCTAATGAACCGATCCAGTCATGAATGCCTTCTTTGGGATAAGCAACATACGCACCAGCGGCCGCACTGCTTTCTCTATCGTCCATCTTAGTACGATTAGGAACTTGGAAACCTCTACGATGTGCTTCGTTGATAATAGCCTGTTCAGTTACAGCTACAGCACCCATCGTAGTTTGTAGCAATACTGTGTTTTCATGTGCCAGTGTATTGGCGAGATCTAAGAATTTAAGTTTCTTGTCTAGTTTTTCCAATAGCATACAGTCGTTAATGTTATATTCAACAAATGTTCTGAAATCATTGTTGTATAACTGATCCAATGTGCCTTCATACTGTGTCTTGCGCTCACCTAATTCATATTCAGCAATAGCATCCAGCCTATATGAATGTCGTTCTTCATATGTGTACTTACGATACAGTTCAAGATAATCCAAATGTACACGGCCTATAAAGTCATATGTTGTGGCAAGCCGACCAAACTTTTCATATTCACGTTTCTTTGGCAATTGATCAAACAAACAGAACCGACGGGTATCTTCTTTGCTTAATACTTTAGTAATACGGTTAGTTGTGTACGGTACGTCGAAACCTTCGCTGTTCCAACCACTTAATACATCTGCATCTTTGATCAAGTCTAAGAACATGTCTAACAGTTCTCCTTCTTTTTCAAACAAGTATGTATTAGGAAAGTCTTTAACCATTTCCTTGGCATCCTCCATCTTAACACCCTTTGGAGGAATGGCCAAGCATATCATAGTTTCCATCCACTGTAGGTAAACTGCAATCGCAGTGATGGGCATAAATGCATCGTCTGGGCTAGCATAGCCACGCTCTGGATCGAAGTCTACCTCAATATCGAAAAATGCCGCATGTAGTTTTGGAGCATCTGCGTTAAGATAGTTTTCGCTTAGGCACGAAAAGATTGGATTAATGTCGCTTTCAAATAACTTTTGATTGCTGTGTATGGCTTGTTCTTTGCGTAGTTCTTTGGTACTTTTAACTACAATCTTGCCAAGAGGATCGCCGTAAATGCTTTGATACTTACCGCGGGGATCTGAATAGTAAAATGTGTGGCGTACAGGAATATCTCTAAATTCCCTTTCACCTTTCTTGTTGCGTTCGACCACTTTGATAACGTCATTATCGCGGTCAAACCATGCGTCTACATAGCTCATTGTTTCTCCTATATGTCATTTCGGGCTGACAAACACCTAATGTGCGGTTTATGGCCCGCCGACCTTTCTTTATATACTTATTTAGATACGTTTAGTGATATCTAAAATTGCTTCAATTTCTGCAAAATCTTCGTTATGTTCACTCCAATTGCCTTTGTGTGCAATCTTAACTGCACGACTGATAACGCTGGGTTTAACATTAAGTTCTTCTGCTACTGCTTTGATTGTTTCTTTTAAGCCTACCGATAAATCTTCAATTTCACGAAGTACTGTAGAACCTTCGCTGATTAATCTTTCTAGTTTTGCCTTTTCTTCTGCACCGTATGAACGTCCTGACATGAAATATCTCCTATATTGCCTATTATAAACTAATTATCTTTCTGTGTCAAATTTTTGAGGTGAAAATGGCAAACCTTAGTTTGCCATTTATTATTACCTAACTTGTCTTACTG